ATAACAACAAATAAAAAATTAATTGATACAACATCAATGCCCTGGGGTGGTAATCTTTAAAATGAATGAATTAAAAGTAATACAGTTCGCAGAAAAAGAATACAAAAAACCCTTCGAGTGGGGGAAGAACGACTGCAATACCCTGGTATTAAATTACCTAGACAAAATCTATGGATCTGACATTTTTATAAAAATTGCATATAAAAAATATTCGTCTTTAAAAGAAGCAATAAAATTCCAAAAAGAATATGAAGTAAGATTAACCAATTTTTGTTTGGGTTTAGGTCTAAAAAAAATACCTGCCAACAAAGCTCAGACTGGCGATATATTAATTATTGAAGAAAAAAACTTTGAAATAGGTCATATCTGTTTGGGGAGTTTAGTTTTATCCGTTGTTATAGACGAAACAACCGACATGGCAAAGATACCTTCTTTTAACGAGTTCGATCACGGGTTGAGGTTGTAATGGCACAAGCAATAGCCGTAGCCTTCGAGTGGATCGCATACAAGATAGCGGGTGTTTTAATACCTGCTCTATCAGTAAAAGCGGCAGTTATTATTGGAACAATTATAGCGGGTGCAACCCTAGCTGCTGCGGGTAATGCTTTATTTGGTCGCCTAACAAGATTGCCCGATTTAAGTTTGGGTCAGCAAGGCGCAGCAATTTTAGACAACTCTCCTTCTAACTCTGCCCCTATTCCAGTTATTTACGGATCTCGGAGAGTTGGGGGAACTCGAACATTTATTGGGACTTCTCATGGATTTAATACTAACGGATCAATCGCAGAAGGAGAAAAAAATTCTTTTTTAAATATAGTTTTAGTGGTGGCAGAAGGAGAGGTTGAAGAAATGACTGCTGTTTATTTGAATAATGTTGAAGCATATCCAAACAAAGACGAAAGATTTAGGGGAAATTACGCTAACGGAAACGATTTAGTATATATCGAGCCACACACAGGGGCGGCAGATCAAGCGGCATCGGCAGAATTGATAAGAATTTCTAATTCTATGAATGCCGTATATAACCCTTCTCCCGATTACATAGACGGATTTGGAAGGATAGATAGTAACTATACCCCTGCTATTTATCAATCTCCTTTTTTATGGACTGAGGAACATAAATTAAGCGGTTTAGCGTATGTCTATGTTCGCCTTTATTATGACGCAGAAGTTTTTGCGAGTGGAATGCCGATAATTTCAGTTGATGTAAAAGGTAAAAAATTAAAAGACACAAGACAACTTGTAAATGGGGTGGCAGGAACGGCTATAACAAGATATTCAAACAATCCCGCTTTAGCAGTTCGCGATTATTTAACTAATACTGTTTATGGCAGAGGAATAAGCGAATCATTAATGGACGATACTTCTTTTGAAGCTGCTGCCAACTATTGTGATACTGAGGTTACTTTTGAATATATAGAAAATGGAATAGGTAAATCAGCAACACAAAAGAGATATACATTAAACGGAGTTGTGAATACCTCAGAAAGCTCTTTAACTCTTTTAAATAAAATGCTCACGGCTTGCAGAGGATCAATAGTTTTTACGGGTGGAAAATATAAATTGGTTTTAGACAAAGCTGAAACGGCGGCTTTAACTTTTGACGAATCAAACGTAATGGGAGATTACGAAATAACAAGATTAGGAAAAGATATGCTTGCCAATAGAGTAGAAGCAGGATTCTTCGACCCCGAAAACGAATGGCAAGCTGATATGGCTTATGAAGAAAATACACCTGGAAGATTGGTATATGACAACGGACTCTTGTTAGAGAAAAAAATAGAACTGCCGTTTACGGCTAATAGAATAATGGCGCAGTATATAGCGCGGCAGAATTTATCGGCATCAAGAAATAATGTAGTAATTAATTTCACTACAACACAAGACGGATTATTGGCAGAGATTGGGGATGTGGTCTATTTAAAATTAGAAGCGCCTGGTTGGGACACTTTAAATAGTAACCAGGGTAAAAAATTCCGCATTATTCAAATGGAAATTAGGGCAGACGATGAAATAAGAATGACGGCTATTGAATACTCCGATACAGTTTATCAACTCTACCCGCCCGCTTATAGATCGGCGGCAGCTACGGCCTTACCTCATATAAACGTGGTTTTGCCCCCTAAGAATCTCACTGCAAGCGAGACGTTATTTTTCAGCACCCCCAAAGTAACTAATAGAGTTTCCTTATCTTGGAGTAAACCCGAAGTGGCTTACGCAAGAAGTTATGAAATTGCTTATAAAAAATTAAACGATCAGCAGTTTTTAGAAATAGCTACAACTAATGGAACTCAATACACCATTGATAATTTAAAACCAGGAACGTATGAATTTAATGTTCGAGCAAAAAATCATGCGGGTTACACATCGGGTTATACGTCTCAGACTCTAATAGTTAAGGGGGTTACTACTCTGCCTGCAGTAAATCCCCCTGGTATAACTGGAATAACTGAAACTTTATACAACTCTACTTTGGGATCGGGAATAAAAGCAAAAGCAAGATTATCCTGGACGACAGTAGCAAACGCAGAATGGGAAGCCATAGGGGTAACAATATCTCATTATGAAATTGACAGAAAACTAACCTCAGAATCTACAACTTACGAATCATTCGGAACGAGCAACGGAACTTTCTTTGATTTTTTTGATATATCAGCAGGAAATTATAATTTTAGAGTAAGAGCCGTAAACGATTCGGGAGTTAACTCGGCTTATGCTGAAACAACTGCTGAAATAACGGCACTAACGGCAGCACCTTCTAATGTAAGTGATTTTTATTTAAGAGCAGACGGAGTGGAAGCGCATTTATCCTGGAAGAAAACAAGCGATTTAGACGTAAAAGTTGGCGGTAGTTTTGAGATAAGACATAGCGACAAAACGAGTGGTGCTACCTGGAAAGATTCAATCCCCGTTGGCTCTGCTATAGCGGGGGCAACTAATGGTGCAACAGTTCCTTTATTAGTGGGAACATACTCAATAAAAGCGGTGGATTCAACTTCGCATAAATCAGCAAGTGCAACGCAAATAATTAACACTATATCCCCTTCTGTTTTTCAAAAGAAAACATTAACAACAGTAACCGATACTGCTTTTGCAGGAACAAAAACAGATATGGTTGTAGATTCGGACGGAAACTTGCAACTGGAATCAGATACATTGATTGATAGTATGCTTACTTTAATGGATTCCTGGGGAGAGTTTGATTCAATAGGCGGAGTTGATCTTTTGGGAAGTTATGAATTTAGCGACAAAATTGATTTGGTTTTACCAGGTAATGCTACTTTATCGGGGGGAGTGACTTTTACTACAGAAGATATTAACGATTTGCTTGATTCGAGAACTACCAATTTCGACAATTGGGAAGATTTTGATTATAACAATATATTTGACGATATTATTTGCACCCTTTTTGTATCAACTACACAAGACGACCCTGCAAGTGGTGGTGCTACCTGGACGGACTATTCAGAATTTAGCATAGGTAACTATTACGGCAGAGGGTTTAAATTCAAAGTGCAAGTAACAGCAGGAGACGCTTCGCATCAAATTAATATCTCAGAATTAAGAGCAACGGCAGAGGTTTATTATCGCCTTGAATCGGAAGGAGTAACCACAAGCGCAAGTGGATCTGCTTTAACTTTTGATTCGGCTTTTAGAGCCGCCCCGCAGATCAATATTACGGCTCAAGACTTACAAACAGGAGATTACTACACCATTACTAGCGTTAGCGGAACTGGCTTTACTTTGCAATTCTTTAATTCAAGCGATGCGGGAGTAGCGCGATCTGCCTATTATCTAGCACGGGGTTATTGACAATATGCGAATGGCAGTTAGGGTTTTAGATTGTAAATTTACAATCGTTAAAAGGTATATTTAATGAGTCAACACGATTTTGTCATAGATAACGCAAACGGCGCAACAGTTAGAGCCGATCTTAATAATGTTCTGCTTGCCATAGCGTCAACAAATGCAGGAACATCCGAGCCAACAACAAAGTATGCGGGTATGTTGTGGTTAGATACAACAAATAATTTAATAAAACTAAGAAATACGGCGAACAATGCCTGGATTACTCTTGCTATCAGTATGACGGCTTCCAACGAAGCTGATATTGACGGCGGAACAATAGACGGAACTGTAATAGGCGGAAATACAGCAGCAGCAGCAGACGTAACTACGCTAACTGCTTCTTCTACTATTTCGGGAACAGAAGTAACAGGATCAACATCGGTTAAAACACCAAAAATAGAGTATACAGACGGGGACGATGCAATAGACATTGCTGATGGCGGGCAGGTAACAATAGCGGATTTAATAGCGACAACAGCAGATATAAACGGCGGAACTGTAGACGGCGCAAACGTAGGTGCAAGCACCCCAGGGACAGCCGCATTTACTACATTGGCAGCTAGTGGGGCAACAGACTTAAATGATACTCTTTCGGTAAGTGGGAACGTATCGTTAGACGGCTCTGCTACTGAAATAAGATTTTATGAAGGTGCAAATTACGTTGGTTTTGAAGCACCCGCATTAACGGGGGATCAAATATGGGTTTTACCTACTGCTGACGGATCAGCAAATCAAGTATTGAAAACAGACGGATCGGGGAATTTATCCTGGGTAGATCAAGCAAGTGGCGGTGGCGGCGGAAAAGTATTGCAAGTCGTGGAAGCAAGCGGCGGTGCTGAAATTATGACTAGCGGAACATTTAATAGCACGGGTTTATATGGGTCTATCACTCCTTCGGCTACAGATTCAAAAGTTTTAGCATTTTGCGTAACTAGTGGGACGTATAATAACGGAAGTGCAGGAGTAACTTACTCAATTTATAGAGGAACTTCGGGGGAAGGAAGCGGCAGTTCCATATTTTCAGCAGAAGTTCAAGGATCAAGCGGAGATCAATATTTTATGGCAACTGGTATGAAATTAGATTCGCCAAGTTCAACAAGCTCATGCACCTACACAGTAATGCACAAGAGTTCCAATGGATCGAGCCTAGTTGGTTGGTGTTCTACGGAAGGAGACGGAGACGATGCAGGTAAA